GTCCCCCGTTAAAAAAAGGGGTATGGTCAAGGATATTATTTGGAATAAAGACTGACATACCATCGACATACACCACCCCTAAAATTCGTTGCATGCCAATTAAGTTGTTGAAATCATTGATATTTTACCATAAATAGTGTAAATAAAAAAGCGTCCCCCGGGCTTGAATTACTGACCGCAGGGAGGTAATTGTAGCGTACCTTTGCCACTGCCGAATCCTATGTAATTTCAATAACTTACAACCCTGCCCCCTATACTCATATCCCTACTGCACATGACTAGACTTCTTTCTGGTTATGCGCTAATATATAGTCCTATGGTCGTACTAATTAAAGGTGTGGAATATACAGCCAAGTTGCTAGATAAGGAACACTACATTAAAGAAAATGAAGATAAGAGCTATGCTCATCTGGATAAAGAGAAGAAAGAGCTGACTTTTAGAAAAGACTATATATCCAAAAAAATAGTAATACACGAAGTAACTCATGCATATATCAATGCCTGTCACTTAGCTTCTTGCAGTAATATTTCTATGGACGATTTTGAAGAAATTATATGCGAGCTTATGGAAGAGCATTTAGACGATATTAGGCAAACAAGCAATCAAGTTTTTAATTTTCTTAAATCGGAGGTAAAAGGTGTTAGGCGAAAAAAGAGAAGATGAACTGTACAAATCATTGCCGCCATATATAAGAGTATTTACTCGGCTAATTATATGGCAGATCACATTATTGTACCAAATGTTAAAAAGGTTCGATATGGTGCCCCGGTTTGAGATAGTGACTTACGAGCACTATTTAGAGCAGATTGGGTTTGAGTTCAAATATTTGCTAGAAAAGCAGATGGAAGAAGCGGGAGAAGAGTTACCGCCAATAATAGAAGAAGAAGAGGATAAGGAGCCACCACTACAATGAAATATTTACTATTTATTATTATAGGTCTTTCAGTAGAAACAATCGGACCGTTTAATACTCGTAAGCAATGCGAAGATATTAAAGAGAAGTCTAAAAAAATAGCTGAAATATACTACCCGGGATTAGATTTTAAGATGGAGTGTAGAAAAGTAAAACTATGAGCACAGGACCAAATGGAAAAGGCAAATTAACCGCAAAAAAGCTAGAGACTATGAAGCGCATGTACATGGAATACAAGCCCATATCTCAAATAGCCAAAGTGTTTGGTGTGCAAAGATCAACAGTTAACTGGCATATAAATACTAATGCGTGGTCAGCCGAAAGAAAGTTGCAAGAATCAGAAGTATTCTCTTCATTCGATGATTCTAAGAAAGTAGATTTTGTAAATATGACTAAACACAGCGTTGCAATTATGACGCGCTCCCTAGAAGCATTGGCAACCCGCCATGAACCACCGACAATAAACGAAGCGACCAGAGCAGCAGACATATTAAAAACATTAGATAATATTCTTCGTCTGGATGAGGGGAAACCTACAGATATTGTAGAGAGTACAGAGAAAGCCATGGATGGAAAAGAGCTAAAAAAGAAGCTTGCTCTTGACCCATTCTCAAACATAGAGTCAGATGAGGAAAATGATGAAAAGAAAATTAATTAATGTTATTTTAATATTGGCAACTTCTGTTATTTTAAACAGATTAGTAGCACCAGCTCCGAAACAGCAAGTTATTGTTAAGCCAGAAGTAGATATTGGCAAAGAAATAGCGCCGCATGTAGTGCCATGGATTTCTGACAATGAAGAAACAAGATCGGCTACAGGATTTTACATAAATTATTACGGTAAATACAGAATACTAACAAATAGGCACGTATGTGATGCGCAAATAAATAGGAATAAATCTCATTTTATACAATTTGGCGACTATGTTGGTAGAATACTGTATATAGACAAGCATCACGACCTGTGCCTAGTTAGCAGTAATAGAAAATCTGGACTAAAATTAGCTGATTACCAATCTATGCCATTAGAAAAGGTTGTATTAGTAGGCTATCCTCGCGGTATTGGCAAAGTTATACGAGAAGGGCGCATAATCGAGCAAGAATTACTAATCGCGCCATGGCTATTGCCCCACGCATTGCGTGTATATACTTATAGAGTGTCTACTCCTGCATACCCGGGCAATTCTGGCTCACCAGTAGTTAATACTAAAGGAAAAGTTACAGGAGTTTTATTTGCAGGCTCACCCATATATCCGTTAGAGCCTTTTATTGTACCGCTGCGCTACGTCAGAGCATTTTTAAACGAAGCCATATTTAAAATTAAACGAGAAGAATTTGAAAAATGATGATCTGCACCTAATATCTAGGGAAGAACAACTATATTTACAAATACTGGAAGATTTAAACAAGCCTCGCGGAGATGGGCTTAAGGTTGATCTAAAGACTAGGCTGCATAACGATCAGATTGAGCAGCTAAAACCATTGTACGATGAGAATAATGAGATAAACTCAATGTTCCTAGCCTGCGGGCGTAAGTATGGCAAAACTGAGCTTATGGCATACGTCCTATGGCGACATGCGTTGTTAAATCCTAACTCATCTTGCTACTATGTCGCACCAGAAAACAATCACGCCAGAGAAATCTTATGGAGAAACGGCAGGATACAAAAATTTTTAGCTGAAGATTGTAAAAAGTATATAAAAAAGATAACCGATCAAGATATGACTATCTGGTTTAAGAACGGATCGTTTATCAGACTAATCGGATCAGACAACTACATGGTAGCCAACGGTCTAACTCCAAGTATAGCCGTTTACGATGAGTTTAAAGGATTTAATCATAGATGGCATACAGAATTTGCACCTAACCGAGCCGCAAAAGCCGCACCGTTAATTATAATCGGTACAAAGCCAAGGTCAGGTAACAAGAATATGGATCAATATGACGAAATATTGGAGTATGCTAAGGCGCATCCTAAGACTTGGTACGTAGCAGAGCGAACTACGTTTGACAACCCTATAAATCACTTACCGGCACAAAAAGAAGTTATTGAGCAAGAGATTGCACAGTTACTAGCCAGAGGTGAAGAAGATGTTGTGCAGCTAGAATACTACTCTCGCCGCATATCTGGTGGTAAGCGAGCAATATTTCCAATGTTTGATAAAGAAAAGCACGTATTTGCCCATGACGAGCTATATAATAAAATTAAGCGAGATGTAAAAAAGCTAGATTGGTACATAATAAAAGACCCGGGCACGGTCACATGCTTTGGCGTACTAATTGCAGCCATAAATCCATACAGTAAGGAGATATACATACTAGACGAGATATATGAGACAGACCAGAGAGAAACCAGTACAAGGAAGATATACCCGCGATCAGAAGCAAAGGCGCTGGAACTGTATCCCGGCTCAAATATACATGACGACTTTATCAAAACTGCTGACGAGGCTGCTGCTTGGTATATGAACGAGGTCATGGATCAGTTTGGCGTATATTTCTCACCAACAAGTAAGAACCATAACAAAAAAGAAGACGGCATATCATTAATTAAAGATATTATGCTATTTAATCTTATACAAATAAGCGATAGATGCACAAACTTGGCTATAGAGATAGATAAGTATGCATTGGACGATAGAGGCAATATACCTAAGAAGCATGACCACTTGATAGATTGCCTAAGATACTTACTTGCTGCCGCCCATTACAACATGCATGAAATGCTGGAGGCAGTAAGAACTAGATCGGATAGAGATACTATACAAAAGAACAGATTTAGAGACCCGGGCTTTGAGGACGAGGAGCCGAAAGATTGGATGGCTAACGTATTTAAGGATTGGACTTGATTTTTTCTATTAACATGTACTATAATCGTACTAAATCAGGAGGCAGGGTATGGAAATGGGACTCATATATGGGGCAGTGATTGCCTCACTCTTTTTAGGGGTTATATCACTCCTTTTAGCGGTAGTTGCCCTTATAAAGATAATAGCTGCGGAAAAAGCTACTCATACGGTACAAATGGTGCCCATGGACGAAGAGATTGATAGAGCCAATCAAGATTTTATAAATAATTGGGCTACAAGCGAAGAAGCTATAAAAAGAGAAAGAAAATTATACCAAGAGGAACTAGAAGAAGATATGCCTGAGTTCGCTCTTAACGATGAAGATAAAGAAACATTTAGTTTATAAGGAATAATTAATGTCTACACATGACTTATTTGACGAATTAGAAGATTATCAGCTAACCGAAGAGGTTAAGCCATTTTACAAAGTATTTAACAAAGAAAACGATAAAGAACTTCTGTCTTGGTTAGTCCAAGTCAAGAATGCGCTCATCCATAACGCAAAGACCCGAACACTAGATCAGCGAATGAATTTAACAGCCTACCGTGGATTAAGCCTTAATAGATGGGATCGCAGAAAAGACTACAATGGACTAAAAAGAATGCAGAGAGCTAATAAGTTTATTATTAACCATCTGCGTGACTTGACTGAGACTAAAGTATCACAAATGACCCGACTAAAACCCGCAGTTGAAGTTCTTCCCTCGAATGGGGAATATGAAGATCGCGCAAGTGCTAAAGTAGTCGGGTTACTTATTCGACATTTATTCTACATAAATAACATTGACTTCATGGTGCAACAAATGCATAGACATGCTCGTATTTTTGGCGAGTCATTCTTATTTATAGACTATGATGAGACTAAGGGAGACTTAGACCCATTGTATGTAGAAGCTAGAAACGAGGGTATAGACAGCATTGAGTTGCCAGACGGTTCTGTACATGATATGAAAAAGCCATTAAAGACTGGTGACGTATCTTACGACTTAGAATTACCTTGGCGAGTATTGATGCAAAGAAAGCTTAAATTAGAAGACGTAGAATACTCGTTTAGAATAAAGGTTGAAGAAACAGAGACACTAAAAGAAAAATATCCAGACAAAGCCAAACAGATTAAGAAAGAAGAAGACTTAAAAATGTTTGACATCGAAGATTTAGAGGATAGATTCTTAGAAGATCATGTTGTAGTATATGAGTTTTACCATAAAAGAGTAGCAGACAAAGTGCCCGAAGGTGTTTTTATACGATTTACTGATTCAGTAATACTAGATAAGGAACTAAATAAGTTTCAGCACGACAAATTAAATTTTGTAAGACTTACAGACCAAGATGTGCCAAATGTATTAAACGGCGTGTCTGCTTATGAAAGTATATTGCCATTGCAAAAAATGTATGACAATCTTTCTACACTAATTGCTAAAAATATTTACTTAACTGCACATGCCAAGTGGATGATGCCCCGAGGCGCGGCTAAAATTGAGCAATTAGGTAATGACAATACAATAGTTCAGTATCAAGGCGGTATCGCACCTCAGTTAGTACAGGTTATGCCAAATCCGCCAGAAGTATATAGCTTTAGAGAGGCAATTAAACAAGACATGCAAACCGTCTACGGCTCCCAAGGAATAAGTCGTGGGGAAATTCCAAAAGGAATTACGGCTGCATCTGCGCTTCAGTTCCTAAATGAATTGGAGAATGAGAGAAATAGTACCGATATTTCTAAGCACTCTTTTCTAGTTCTCGACATCGCAAAGATGTCTGTAAGCGTAGCTGCGGCTAACTACAGGATTGATGATGGAAGAATGGTACGCATAGTCGGACAAGATAATAAGCATTTAATTAAGCATTTTGACGTAGCTAACCTGCACAAGTCATATGATATTAGATTTGATAACTCTACAGGACTGCCTGAGACTAAATCTGCTAAAATCCAGAGAATTATGGATACAATGCAACGTAACCCTAACTTATTTGCTCCCGAGCGATGGGAAGAGTTGTTAGACCTTGGGGATGCAAACAGAATGGTCAAGTTAGCAACAGCGGCAGTGCAAGCAGCGGACTCTGAGAATGAAGATATGTTAGCAGGAGAGCCTGTAGGTATGCCGGAGGACTGGGAAGATCACATTTCTCACTGGCGCTCACACAGCGCGGCTATTCAGTCCAGAGTATTTAAAGAAGAAGCCCCACCAGAGGTAAAACAGCAGTTCAAAATACATTTACACGTAACTGAGCAGCTTATGTTAGAGAAAGCTAAAACTAACCCATTGTTTCAAGCAAAGTTAGCAGAGCTACAAAACTTTCCCATATTCTTTCATGGGGATATGGATGCACCGTCGTCTGCACAGCATCAAGAAGCCATGGTTCAAGGACAATCTAACAGAGGCGACGTTGTAACCGGACAAATACCGGGACAATCTGTAGAAGATAAGGAAAGAGAAAGTAATTCTTGATTTATAATTTAGAATGTACTATTATGGTACTAATGTGGAGGATTTATGAGTGACGAGGTTAATTTTGGTGCCGACCAAAGTTTTGACGTTTTTGATGAAGTAGTAGAGACAGGAGATTTTGATGTTAGTGACGAAAGCGGTGGTGAAGAAAGTAGTAGTGAAGATAGTGAAAGCGTTGATAATAGTGGGGATCAAGTTAGTGACGGTGAAGATAGCAGTGTTGCAGAAGATATTGCAGATGTTGAAGAAAGTGCAGAAGAAGTAGAAGCGGATGAGGAGAGTGAATCTGAAGAAGCCGAAGAAGAGGAATCAGAATCACAAGAAGACGAAGAAGATCAAGCAGAAGCAGACAGTGAGAGCGAAGACGGAGAAGATGACCAAAGATCAAGTGCTGAGTTGGTTGAAGCAATTGAAAGCGGAACGCTAGAGATTGAACTTGGAGAAAACACCGTAACTCTAAAAGATTTGAAAGACGATTTTATTGGTAGACAAGAAGTTGCTAGGCGTTTTTCAGATTTAGATGTGCAAAGGAAAGCACATGATCGTGATGTAGAGGAGATTGAAACCTACATTAACGATTTTGCAGGGCTTATGCGAAAAGGTGATGCCATGGGAGCAATGTCTTACTTTGGCACATTTTCTGGCATGCCGCCACATCAGGTTAAAGAGGCGTTAATAACGCAGCTCGGTCCTGAGATTATTAGACGGCAACAAATGACCCCGCAAGAAATTCAGGCTGAGTATTTGCAGGCTGAGAATAGTTTTTTACAAGGACAACGAGAATCTGAAGCCAAGATTAGAGAGGAGGAGCAAGCCCAAGCCGCACTCCAAGACTCGATTCGGAATCTTCGGGAAACTCATAATATACAAGAACAGGAATATCGAGAAGTTGAACATGAGCTTCGCGAGACTCTTGAGCAGGGAGAAGAATTGACACCGGAAACAGTAATAGAGGGCGTACAGTTTAAGCGCGACTTTATTCTAACGGAATCAGTTTTTAGCAACTACTCAGGGCAACTTAGTGAAGAGAATGGTGAAATGTTTTTTGATAGTTTGTTGGATGTTAAACAAAAATATCCACACTTTACGGAAGAGGATTTAAAAGAAGTAGCCGAGTCTGCGCTTGCGCAAATAAAGCAATCTTCTGTTAAAGAAAAGTTAACAAAAAAGGTGACTGAAAAGAAAAAGATTCAGTCTAAGAAAAAACAATCATCCCAGATTCAAGAATCGGAAGAGATTGACCCGGAGCTTGAAGACTGGCTATAAAAGGATAGAATATGTCAAGTTGGACCTATACCGCTTCAAACGAAGCAAACCTAATGAAGATCAAATATGCTAGATTGATCGAAAAACAATTTAATATGGAAAACCCTCTTTTTGGTAGAATTAAAAAGTCTCAAGACTTTGTTGGTTCTCAAAAAGACTACCCAGTAGTACAATCTATTGGTGGTGGTGTTGGAGCTGGTTCTCTACCTACTGCTAATGAGAACAAAATTAGCAAAGCTTCTCTTTTGACTAAGAAACTTTACGCTACTGTTTCTATCGACAGAGAAACTATGAAAGCTGCTAAAACTGACGAAGGTTCTTTCGTTAGAATGACTAAATACCCAGTAAAGATTGCCACCAAGTCTTTTAACAGAAACTTGGAAAGAATGCTTACTAGAGCACCTGCTGACGGTTCTTTGGCTGCCGGTTCTGCTAATAACAGTAGTGTAACTGGTATTGGTTCTGCCGCTAGTCCGTACATCGTTTCTTTGGATGAGGCTGGAGTTTACTCTTTAGCACATGCAGAGTCAATCGAAATTGGTGACCTTGTAAATATTAACGATGAGACTGCTGATCTTGAAGTTGTAGACGTAAACGTAGTTTCTGCGGTTCCCGGGGCTATCGACATCGAGATTTCTTTAGTAGGAAGCTCTACTAGGTTGGATGCGCTTGTAGCTGCTCCAAACGGACTTGACGCTACTGATGACATCTTTATGCAAGGTTCTAAGGACAATGAACTTCAAGGTTTAGAGTCTATCATCGCTGCTACTTCTGGTTCTTACAAAGGTATTACTGTAGGACGTAGATGGAAATCTTACAGCAAAGATGCTTCTTCTGCTGCTCTTTCTACAGACCTTATGAATGACGTAGTTGTAAATATCAAGAGACAATCTGGTGAATCTCCAGACATGATTCTTGCTTCTTACGCACAATACATCAAGTTGTTAAACCTTCTTGAAGACCACAAAAGATACCAACTTCCTGCAAGAGACAAGAAATTTAAAGGTCAAATCTCTTTCTCAGGTGTTGAGTACATGAGTCCAGATGGGGTAATTCCTGTAATGGCTTCAAGATTTGTATCTGACGAAAAGATGCTTTTCTTAAACTCTAACCACATCGAGCTATGCTGTAGACCGGGTGGATTTGAGTGGTTTGACGAAGATGGAACTGTTTTCTTGAGAGAGAGCGGTGACTCTTACGAAGCTCGTTACGGTGGATACTGTGACTTCTTTGTAAACCCACACTTCCAAGGTCAATTGGATAATTTACAATTATAATAACTAGGCGGGGTTAATAGCTCCGCCTTTACCATCCCTCCCAAGGGTGACAGGAGAATCATTATGGCACTAGCCGGACAAAAAAGATCATTAAAATCAAGACAAAGAGAAATTCGTCAACTACACTTCATCGTAAGTGCTGACGGAACAAGTGTAACAGGTTTGGACAAAAACCAAGTTTCTGTAGCTGATACTGGAACTGGCGTTAAGACTGTAACTTTAGACGAGGCGTTTGCTTCTGCTGACTACAGCGTTCAAGTAACTGTTGCTACTGCTGATGCGATTGCTAATGTTGAAATCACATCTTCATCAGTATTTGTTATCGACACATTAGACGCTACTGACGGAACAACTGCTAAAGACGCTGCTGTTCATGTTTGTGTAACTGGTTCTGACGTAACTGAAAGATACTAAGGCGATGAGCGAGCCTCCACGCTCCGTCGAGGGCAGGACGTAAACATGCCCACCTTAAGGATTATATGGCAAGATCAGATAAAGTACCGTTTAGAAGAGAATTTAGGCTAGAGTCTAACGGCTACGTTGGTAGCGAAGATGGTTTTTTTGTAGGCGACATACTGAGCTTGCACGTAGATATAGTAGATAAGCAGGCGGGCTTGTTAGTTCAAGGCAAGGTCGGCAGGCAAGGTGATTGGGAAACAATATCCAGTACAGGTAATGTAAAAAGTTTACCAAATATAGATATTCGAGAGTATGAATATATTAGGATACAAGCTTTTAACATATCTTCCTCTACCAATATAATTCTTTTTGGTTACGAACAAAATATTTTACAAGAAGTTTTAGAAACAGTCGCTACTGACAGGGACTTTAATAATAATATAGAAATTAAATGTTTGCTAGTAGAAATAAAGCAAGAACTAATTAAACTAAATCTGCAAATGGCAGAGATTACAGGAGAAGAAATATGATAATTGAAGACGGGACCGGTAGCGGTAAAAAAGCCAAGGTCAATAAAGATAACAAAGTAGAGGTTAATGCAATAACTCTGTCAGAGTACGAAGAAGCGGCTCTTGAAGGACGCGCTTTTAACATTAACACTGAAATTATAGCTTTGACCGGAACAGGTGAAAGTGCGGTCTTGTATGTGAAGAACAATGAAGCACAGCCAATATCGATACAAGGATTTTTTGTTGGTGTAGGAGCTTTATCAGGGACTACTAGTGACTCTATTCTAGTACAAGCGTTTATTAACCCTACTGGCGGAACAATTGTAGATAATGCTTCTGCAATCACTATAGCCAACAGAGATTTAGGTAGTACTAAGACTTTTTCAATAGATGCGTACAAAGGCGTAGATGGGGACACACTTACAGGACAAGACGCTACTCCTATTTTATATCAATTTCAAGGCGGGTCTAGTAGAGTATTTGGTACAGTAAATTTAGTATTGCCAAGAGGTGCTAGTATTGGAGTTACAATAGATTTGAACACTACTGGTGGAGCAAATATTTACGCTGGTTTTACAGGATTTGTAAGAAAAGAAGAAGAGTAAAATGAGTATAAAAAGTCTAATTCAAGATGGGCTAGGTAGAGGCAATATAGCCAAAGTAGACGAAGATGGGGCTATAGCAGTTGTAATGCACCCTCATCCTCCGAAAGATGATATTGATGCCGCCTTTCCGTTTAGACAATATTTTACAGACGACGGCACAGCCACAGGCAGCAACGATATGCGGGTAAATGGCAGTGCTACGCCTATTGACTTTACTGTTCAAGCCGATCCTGAGATAAATATTTATATAAAAAGCGTGAGTGTGGTTATTGTCGATGCCGGGGCTTCCTTATCGGAATTTGGAAATTTAGCTGCTTTAACCAATGGTGTAGAATTTTACTGGGAAACGCAGGATCAGGGTATTGTGACAATTGCTGACGAATTGCAAACTAACTTTGACTTTGTAAGATTGGCAATTGGGGAGCCAAGTTTTGGAGATGGGGCTACTGCCTTTACAGCAAGTAATATATCTGGTCAATCAGAAGGATTTTTACCAGTATTAGATTTTCAAAAAATATTTGGTTTGCAGTACGGAATAAAGTTAAGAAAAGGTACGAAAGACAGACTATTTTTTAGAATAAATGATAATATAACAGGTATTGATGAATTTAATGTCATAGCGTATGGGATAAAGTTTTGAGAGCACTATTAAACTTACTAAAAGAAATAGTTTTGGGTGTAATACTTGCACCATTAAACGCGATTATGATAGTCATCGCTTCTCTACATATTTTAATAAATATTTTACTATATAGATATAAAAGGGTTATGAACGACATAAGAAGCGTCATACCAATAACAATACACAAGTTTAAAATGTGGAAAAGGTACAGGAAACGAGGCAAGTAATGGCATTAAAGGATGATTTAGCAAAAATTGACGCTAAGGTAGATAAGCTGGATGATAGATTGGACAGTATTGATGTACATATGGCAGAGTATAATGAGCAGCTAAAATACCATATAAGAAGAACGGACATACTGGAAGACGAGCATAAAGGCGTTATAAAACATATTTCTATGGTGCGAGGAGCATTGACGTTACTAGCCAGTTCTGGTATAATTCTCGCAATAGCAAAATTAATTGATTATATTCGGGGGTAGAGTGGATAAGAAAGAGATTTCTTTAGAACTATTGCAGGAGATACTGGATTATTTACAAATACGACCATATAACGAAGTGTTTCCATTAATACATAAAATCTTAGAAGAAATTAATAGTAAGGAATAATATGGCAGACGGATCAAATAAATTTAAAAATAGTATTAACTTAAAGCCGCAATCAGGCGACCCAAGTAACCCGGCTGAGGGTGACGTATTTCGTTCAGACGGTACTTCACGGACAAAAGGGTTGTGGGAGTATAAGGACAATGTTTGGACTCAGATCGGTTCTGGAGCCGGGGGCGGGACGACTATCAACCTTGGTGCGACTATAACTGCTTGGGAAGAAAGTGATTTAACTTTTGCAGATGTATTAAAAGGGCAGACTACAGACCCAACTATAGCAACTTCTCCAGATTTAAATAAAATTTGGTATAGAAGAGTGGGTGATGAGATTCAAATAAAAGGTAAATACCGCCATACTAATAATACAGGAGCCACGGCGGGAAGTGGGTCATATTACTTTGATTTTTCTTCTTTTGGAGCCATAGACTTAAATAAATTCGCAAGACTTGGAAATAGGACAGGTCAGCATTTTTTTAGTGTAAGAGACACAACAGGTGCTTATGATGGTCAGTTAAATGATGCCACTGAGACTGATGCTGCATTCTTTTTAAACTCAACTGAAAGTAATGCTGATGCACGACAATCTAACGTAGGAGGTTCAGTTAAGCCTATAACCGCAACCGACTATACATTATCATTTTACGTAGCATACCCAGTCCAAGGCTGGTCAGTTGCCGATATTCCAACCTCCACAGATGGGGTAGTTGTAAGAGGTGCTGGTAATGGGGGAACTTCTCTTACTGCCGGGACTACTAATATAGATTTCACTGAGGTTGAAGACACTGCTTCTGCATGGGATGGGTCTCAGTTTACTGCGCCTGAAACAGCAAATTACTCTATCAGCGGGTCTGTTAATTTTACAACAACAGCAAACAGGTTTATATCGGCATATATAGACGGAACTCTTTCTAAGATTCTAGGAGCAGTAACACTATCGTCTGGTGCTTTTTACGGAGAGGTAAAACTAAACCAAGGCGAAGTGTTATCCATCAGAAGTGAGCAAACTGGAACATTATTATCAAGTAGTACTTTTCACCACATCCACATACAAAGACTAGGCTTCAACACAATCATAAATAGAGAAGGTGTTTATAAAAACTACATGGAGCCAGACAATAGTTCAATCGAAGAGGATATTGGAGATTGGGTTGCCTACGCCGATGCTGCGGCTACAACGCCAGTAGACGGTGTGGACGGATCACCAACCATCACCGCAACTAGAAATACGACCGCCGCACTTCGCGGAACCGGGGACTTATTATTTACTAAAGACGCGGCTAATAGGCAGGGTGAGGGGATAAGCTGCCCATTTGTCATTGATATTGCAGACAGGGCTAAAAAGTTAACTATAAGCTTTGACTACTCTACCAGTGCCAATTATGCAGATGGTGATGTTAAAATATTTATCTATGACCTGACTAATAGCAATCTAATTAGAGTAAATGGGGAAGATTTAAAAGCGGTGTCCGGGCAGAGCACGCACTATGCACAATTCCAAACCGCGCCAGATTCTACAAACTATAGATTAATTATACACCAATCAACTACGGAAGCTACGGCTTATACTATCAATTTGGATAATATAAGGGTTGGTCCGACGAATCTAGCTAAGGGTGCGATTGTTACTGATTGGGAGAGTTTTACACCTACTGGATCATGGGACACAAATGTAACTTATGGGGGGAAATATAGAAGAATTGGCGACAGCGCAGAAATACAAATAAAAATAAATACAACAGGCGCACCAAATGCAGCTCAACTATCCGTTGATTTACCTTCTTTTTTAAGTATCGATACTAGTAAAATAGTTGATACAGGTGTAGCTAGTAGACCAACTGGTTCGGCTAATGACTCTGGAAGTGAAAATTATCTAATATCCGTTAAAAGAACATCTGCTACTAATCTTGTTATTAGGGGATGGGAAACAGATGGCGGGGCTGGTAATGATGTTGAAGAAGCAAGTCAATTTAATGCTACTTACCCTTTTGTTTGGGCAAACGGTGACTCGTTAGAGTTTACTGTAACATTTCCAATCCAAGGCTGGTCTTCCGAAGCTGTAATGAGTGAAGATTTGGGTGGGAGAGAACACATAACCGACATTTATCAAGCATTATCCCAAACATTAACTGACAACACTTTTACAAAAGTAGCGTTTAATGGAAGTGCTACAAAAGTTCAAAATACAGTTGCGGCATGGGATGAAACTAATTTTAGAATAAATATACTAGAAACAGGAAATTACGATATATATGGTAAAGGTAATTTTGGTTCTGGAGTAGATGATGATGCAAATATTGGAGTTACTTTTTATGTTAACGGTGCAGAAGTCATTAGTTCCCCCAAAACATTAATAGGAGGGACAAACGGTAATACAAATACTTTAGAGAGTAGTAGACCCGCAGTTAAATTGAATAAAGGTGATTATGTTGAAATGTATGTCTACTGGAATGATGTAGTCGGTTCTACTTCATGTACACTAACAGCAGCAAATTTTTTAATAGCAAAACGCTCATCCCCTCAAACAATATTAGAAACTGAAACGGTTGCGGCGAGATACAGTAGCAATGCTGGGCAGTTAATTCCCACATCTTTAGGAACTACTTTTAAAGCAGAAGATATAGATTACGATACTCATAATGCATATGACACTACCACAGGAGAATACACTATACCTGTTTCTGGAAAATACGATATAAAAATTAGGTTACATGCCAATCCCTCGGATAGTTTATCTACAAATGCTTTTTTTCAAATAGTTTTGTATGTTAATGGTTCAAGTAAAGAAGAACTAGGTTTTATAAAAAATGACTCTTCGGGGACTTTAAGCGAGTTTTCAGCAAATGGTTCCGCTCAAATTGACCTAGAAAAAGGGGATATTGTATCAATAACCTTTAGAGAAAATAGTACGGATGTTACTAATTTAAGTGCGTCTAATAGTCAAAACGTATTTTCAATAGCAAGGATTAAATAATGGCAAGCGATAAGAAAAAAATGGCATGCAACAAACCCACTAGTTCGGACAGGTCTGGAAAAAAGTTTAAAGTAAAAGTTTGCGGAAACGGTAAAGAAAAACTTATACATTACGGCGATGCTAATATGACAATTAAAAAAGATAACCCAAAACGTAGAAAAAGTTTCAGAGCCAGACATAGGTGCGATCAAAGCCCGAGCAAATGGACGGCAAGATACTGGTCATGTAAAAAGTGGTAAGAGGATAAATAATGATTAAACTAGAAATAGTAAACGAATTAAATGGAAGACGGTTTGGCGCAAAGTTCCAATCTAAGGCAGAAGCCGATGCTTGGGTACAATCTTGCGTAAGCAAAGGCTCATGGGGAAAACCAGAAAGAGTAATCTTAGAAGAAGATATAAGTGAAGAATTAAGAGCTAGAATACTAAGCACGGACATACAGGAAGCGGTTGAAGCCGTGGCTTATCAGCCCGCCATTGCCCCGATCCCGGCAGTGCCCGAACACTGGACAAACGGCGAGCAGGTCGTATATTTAGCCGAAGAAATACCGCTAATAGATGAGCAACCCGACCCAGCATTCATTCACATCCCGGCTAAAGAAGCGGTTGCCGGACAAGAAGAAGTGCAGGCAGTAGAGGCTCAAGAAGAAGTTATTAGACATACAGTAAAGGCAGATTATGTTATTACTGAAACAGATTTAAGCTTAGACGTAAATTTTAGAAATAGTCAGCAGGTAGAGAAGAGAAAGCAGGAGTACCCGGCGCTAGAGGAAATACTACATATTATTTTAGACCATGGCTTAGAGTCGCAGGAAATGATTGACCTGCAAGCATTACGCCAGATAGTAAAAGAAAAATACCCATTAGAATAGGAGACACACATGCCATACGGACAAAAGAAGAAAAAAAGTAAAGGATCATGGGCAGAGCGATTTCGCGCATCATTTAACAAAAGTTCTGTAGAAAAAGAAAAAGAACGCTCTCAAGACTTGTACCTAAAAAAGTTACAGCAAAGAAAAAAGAAAAAATCAGGATACTAGGAGATATAGATGCCATTTATTACACTTGGTTCTGCATCAGAGCTTCAGATAAAGGTTCCAACTGTCGGGACTACTGACTGGGGTGACACGCTAAGAACCGATACCTTTTTAAAAATAGCTGAGCACGATCACTCAGGCTCAGGTAATGGGGCGAATATTGGTGGTGGTTCAATAGCAAATGATAGTATCACCGGTGCTAAAATCAGACTAGCCAATGATGAGTATTTAAAGGCTAGAAACTTTTTAGACAATGCTAACGTAAATATTATTAAGATCGGCACTTCCGACGATATTGAACTAGGCGCGGCTTTAAAGCACGATACATACATAACCTTTACTGACAATGCCGGAACCGGGACAGTAAACGCGATTAAAATAAATACTAGCGATGAGATTGCCTTTGGCGCGGATATTGCAGGATTAATATTGAAGCATGACACGTACTTGCAAGCGGATAACTCCGGCGGTACCCCGACCAATGTTTTAAAATTAGATGCTAATAATGATCTAAGTTTAGACCCGGACATTAGCAAATTAGTTATGAAAAACAATGTTGCCATACAGTCAGACAACTTTGCCGGCACACCAGTAGATTTGATAAAGCTGGACGCATCTGATGAGCTTGTTATTGACCCAGACATAAACAAGTTAGTAATGAAAAATAATACATGGATTCAATCCGATAATGCGGGTGGAACGCCATCAAGCTTAATTAAATTAAACGCATCTGATAAGATTGAGCTAGGAGCAAATGTACTATCGTTAACCGCAGAGGCGCTTACTTCTGGCGATGTTACCATGAATAACACTGCCGCACTTGCTGATAATCAGACAGCTACTTCTGCATCAATAGTAACGCTGGGCACGGACGAAGCCTGCACAATACATTACAACATTAAAAGAAACGGTGATACACAGGTAGGTACGCTGCAATTTACAGATGTAGATACGATACCGGCTGAGTCTTACTCAGGAATAGATGTTGGAGTAACTTTTACAGTTTCCTCTGGCGTATTACAATATGCAACAACTTCTACAGGATTTGCTGCAACAATGACTTATATAGTAATAAAGGAATAACATGGCAGAGATGACAGAGAAAGAAAGGTTAAAAAGAGAATATGAGAAAGCGTTAGCAAAAAAAGCAGAGCGAAAAAGTTTTGAGTCTGCAATGAACGCACATTCGCTACAACAAAAGAAATTAGCCATGGCACAGGCTGGAGAAGCAGGCTATGAAACAGCAAAGTTAACAGGTGTTGATCCAAGCGAGGCTACAGCAAAAAGTGCTATGGGCAAATTAGGTGCAGCTAAAACTGCACTAGAAGCTGTTTCTGGACAGTCTGTTGGAGACATGCTTGGAGGTGGCGAAGGTGGCGGCGCTGCTAGTGGCGCTATGTCAGGTGCTCAGGCTGGGTTCAAAGCTTTCGGTCCTAAAGGTGCCATAATTGGCGGGATTGCAGGCGCGGTCATGGGAGCCGGAGCAGCCAGAGAAAAAAGAAAAGCACACAATAGAATGATTGAAGCTAAGAAACAAAAAGCCATGGGCGAGATTGCCATGGAAGAAGGTAGGCAGATTGGTCAAGCCTTGGCAGGTATGGGAACAAGAATAGGGGCATCACTAAGATAATTAAAGGAAAACAATGTCAAGATACGTATCATATTTAATAGACGATGTTAGGCAAAGTACAGAAAACGAGGACTTCTCCGAAACCATTGGTATAAAAGATGCAGAGTTCCTTCGCTTTTTAAATGATGCTCAGTATCGCATACAAAACCTAATAGTTCAGCAACACCCTAATATCTTTGTTAAGGATAAAACTTATAGCGTGGTTGGATCACAAGAAGCATACACGCTACCTAACGATGCTTACATGGGTAACAAGGTTACTAATGTAGAATACTCCCATCAAAGTACAGGGCTAGATTACTTCTACAACTTACGTCCTACGGTAAACATGAACAGAAAGTCCGGCACTAACTCGGGCTTCTCATATAACAGACCAGAGCATTACATTAGACGATCTAATCAAATATTGTTAGTGCCAGTACCAACATCTTCTACTGGTCAGCTAAGACTGTCTTACGTACAGCGCCTACCTAAACTAGATTTACGACGCGGTTCTGTAGCGACTGTCACACTAGACTCTAACAATAACACAATAACAACATTAACCTTGGATGTAAGCACTGACACCGTTGATACGACCGAACTAAGTAAATGGACTAGAGTATCGTTTGTAGATGCAGAAGGTAATGTTAAAATGAGTAACATTCAGGTAGATGCTGTATCCGGCTCTACTGGCGAGGTTACGGTCAACGCATCTTTTTCTTACCAAGATGGTGAGACTATCGAGGTTGGTAACTACATAGTCGCTGGAGATTATGCTACTACACACATACAGCTAGACGACATGGTTGAGAGATACTTAATTGCTTACGCAACTTTAAAAATTCTTCAAAGAGATTCTAACATAATGGACTTGCAAACACAGCAAAACATTCTACTAGAAATGGAATCAGACATTGTTAGTGCATACGCAGAAATTTCTGACGACATTACTGAAATACCAGACATAATCTCTTATGACGATGATTGGACATATTAATGGCATATTCTATTAACAAATATTATCAAAATATACTTGGACTAGACTTAAGAGTTTCCGACCTAAATAGAAGTCCAAATGCAGCCACAGAAGCGGATAATGTTCTATTTAGGCAAACAGGGGCACTTAGTAAACGCCAAGGTTTTCATATAAGAACAGACCTCGCTACTGGAGGCGCAGGTCTTGTTAAGTTTAACAACGTCGAAATCGGCACAGGTAACATTACGGAGGAATTGTTAATAATAGATGATAACTTACATTTGTACACACAACAAACTTATACTATTACATATACTGGGGCTGGCTCCGCTTATTACGATTTCTACTTAGACAAAGATGCGGGCGTATTTAAGTGGGACTTGTACGAAGACAATAACTTAATCTTTTCTGAAAACTGCGGCACAGGCAAGGGAGCGTCGGATACTACCTTGGCACAAATAAAAACATTGGTAGATGCAGAGACCGGATTCTCCATGACTATAACTGATGCGGGATCAGTGCCTATTGCATACTCGCCAATAACCAGAGTAAAAATACTAAACGCTACAGGCGTAGATAATTATTATTACACATGGACACAAGTAGATACGCCTAATGGATACGCTACACCATTTTCAGCACACTGGGCTATTAGAAACAATAGCGACTTTGAAATCGCTTCTACTGCCCAAGCCATAGACGTACTTTACATCTCTAATGGCTATGATGATTTACATAAGTATGACGGTAACCGGGTTTATAAGGCAGGCTTGCCTCAACCAGCCGCACCTACAGCTGGATCGGTCGCTGCTGGAGCTTTGACTGGTGACTATAAATGGAAAGTAACCTACGAGCATACTGATGCTAAACAAAATATTTTAGTTTCCCAAGCAAGTGAAACTTTAGACGTTACGCTATCTTCTCAACAGCAAGACGTTACAATATCTGTACTGGATGAAGACTCTGGCTACGGTGTTGCTCAGGCAATTATAAATGGAAACCAGAGTGGAGTAAATATAATAACAGTAGATGCTGGGCATGGATTAAAGGTTGGCGATCAAGTATATGTTGATGACGGTGTTAGTGGCGCGGTTGTAAAACGCGAAGTCACGGCAACATCAGCCACAACAATAACTATAGACGGAGATGCGGTAAATGTTACAAACAACGAAACATTGTCGCAGTTAAAAATATTACTATACAGAACTCAGGGCGGTGGTCAATTATTCTACCTAGTCACTGAGTTTGTAAACGATGGCTCTTTGACTAATTTTACTCACACTGATAATGAGGTTGATTCTAATTTAGTTATAGATTTTATAGAGCCGGTTAAAGTACCGGGCTTACCCCCTAAGTGCAGATACATTGACGTATGGCGTAACCAGCTAGTAATGACCGGGAATAGAGATAATGTTAATACGGTTTATTACTCAGACTTTGACGTAGAATCTTTTCCATTTGACCAATCATTCGTAACTGAAGCCAGACTTGGCGGTGGTAACTCGGGTATAAAGTCATTGGATAACACACTATTTATTTTTAAACCGCGCTCGGTTATTGCGGTTACAGGGGACTTGGGCACAGACAACTTTCAGGTAGATGGCTTGGGCGACGATGGGGTTGGCTGCGTTGCAAATGCCAGTATAAAAGAAGTTGAGGGTGTATTATGGTTCCTTGGTAAGAGAGGTATATACACAGTAGACAGACAGGGCTATAGAAAAATGTCTGAAAAGATAGAGCCAGAGTTTGACTCACCATATGAAGAGAAGCGGGCAGTAGCGCATTACTGGATAGAAAAAGATTTATACCTGCTACAGTTTCCTGTGTTCGACACCGATGCCGGGTCTAATAAATTTATAAACGAAACAAACTCTTTTGTATTAGTATATGACCTGTACAGAAAGTCATGGGTAAAATGGAATACGGTCAATTTTACTACCGGTGTGGCTGAGTATAACGGCGAGGTTTATATAGCGGGCAATAACCAAGACCCGGTTACGACCAATGCCACATCCTACTTGCACGTATTTATGGATACTGGTACTGAAGAAGATTATGCAGACCACACAGAAGGCATACTATTTTCATACAAGACTCACTGGGAAGCCATGGGTGAACCGTCGATATATAAGAAGTTTTTGCGCATTAAAGTACATTCACTTGACGGAACTATTAATGACTTTGAGACAGACAAGTTCTCAATAGACATTGCTACACAGCATGACTATGTACAATCAAACGAGTCTACGTTAAGCTTGGACTTTTCAGGTGGATCACTGGGCTGGGGCTTATCAGCATGGGGCACCTTCCCTTGGGGCGAGTCTAGGCTAGAGCAACTAACCAGTAAGCTGAAGAGTAAGAAGGCAAAGTCTTTGCGCGTAGTATTTACTAACGATAACTTAAAAGAGAATGTGCTAATTTCTGGCTATGAATTGCAAATAGCTGCGGCATACGATCTAAATATTAAGGAATAAATGTGGCTAAAATAAATTTAGAGCGAATCAGGGACATAACTAACATGGCAAAGCAGTTAGCCGTCGCTCTAAGAAACTTAACATTTGCAGATAACTTTGACTCTTTTGAGCAAGAGTTAGAAATACCTGCTACGAGTGAAGCCCGGATTAGGCACGACTTGAACACCGTCCCAAGTAGGTATATAATAGTGTCACAAATGGGCAATGGATTAATAACTAAAGGTACTACAGATTGGACCGAGAACTTTGCATATTTTTATAACAACGGTGCAGTAACGGTTACGGTAAAGATAGCAATTTTTAAATAAAAGGAAAGTAGGATGTTGGATATTAAATTTGATGCTAAAGCATTTGAAGCAGCACAGGCTAAAAAGAAAGCAGATGCTAAGGCTAAACTAGACGCAGAAGCAGCGGCTAAGAAAAAGGCAGAAGGCGAGTATCAAGCTAAGTTAGATGCGGCAGATCAAGAAACTGTATCAGGTAGAATAATGAAGCAAGCCGGTATGGAAGGCAGAACAGATGCCATGACTCAGGATATATTGAAAGGGGCGAAGTTTGGCGAAGCCGTTCTCGGACCAGATGGGTTAGGCAGATTAGGCGAGTCTGAAACATTGCAGGCTATGGAAGCTCAGGCAGCAGAACTGGCTAAAGGGTATTCTTCAGAAGAAATGCTTGCAAGACGCGAGAGGGCTAAAGAAGGTATTGCAGGGACTACTGAGGCACAATCAAGAGCAGCGCAAGCTGCGTTAGCCCGCTCCGGGGTTAAGGGCATGCAAGCTGGTATGCAACTAGCCGGTATCAGACAGTCAGGGATAGAGGCTACTGCGGATATGGAGCGCGATCTAATGATTCAAAATAGACAGGCTCAGATGGAAGGCTTAGGGATGCAGCAAGGTCTATATAGAGACAGAACTGACAGGCAACAATTTGACCTATCTCAAGCAGCCAAAGAAAAAGATATTGCATTACAATCCGGTCTCGGGTTTGCTCAAATGGGTGAAGCTAGACGAGCAGCAGAATTAAATAGAAAGGCGCAGGTTAAAGCCGCAAGAGCCGGTAGACAAAGATCATGCTTTATTGCCGGAACTAAGATTGAAATGAAGGACGGCAGTTTTAAAAATATTGAAGACATCCAGCTCGGGGATGAGACCAAAGGCGGGATTGTTTACTCAACCCACACTGGCTTAACAGACACGATATACAATTATAACGGAATCTTTGTTTCTGGTATGCATGCGGTTTGCGAAGATCGGGTTTGGAAACGAGTACATAAGACGGATGCAAAGAAGTTAGAAGACGGTATATTTAAAGTATATAACCTTGGAACTACTGACCATAGAATATATATTGACGGAGTAGAGTTTGCAGATTTTGATGAGACTAGTTATGGAAGTCAAATCTCTGACGCTGCTTCATTGGAGGAATTGAATTATGGAACTTTACGAGGAATACATCAAGATAGAGGAAGGCTATGATTGCTTATCCACTGACAATGCTTTTTGTGCTTATTCTGTTACCGGTGATGAGTTTTTTGTGGCTCACTGCTATGTCAGAAACCGCAAAGAAGGTCAGAGTAAAGTCTTCTTCGACCAAGTATCCGAGAAAGCCCGGGAGCTGGGAGCGAAATATATGACCGGCAATGTTGACATAAGCGAGTATAATAGAGATAATTATACACATAAACTTATGACAATGGTGAGGTACGGATTTGAAATTATTGCTGTTAATACTAATAGGGTTACAATCTACAAAGAGTTATAGTATGAGTGAATCTTATTTTGAAAAATTTAAAAGAATGATTTCAGGGTCACCTGATACTTCTAAATATAAAGATAGAGAAAATACTATTATAGAAGTAGCCAAAAAAAGAGGTTTAAAAGGAAATAAACTTCTTCAATTTATGGCACAAGTTAAAAAAGAGACAGGAGGCTTTAAGAAGTTTGAAGAAGATGCTTACTTCTCAATAAACGCTATGCGAGCAAATTTTGCTAAAGCTAGGGAGTTAGAAGACGGTACAATAGTAAAACCTTCTGAAGTAAAAAATTATTCTAGTTCCGATTTTAAGTTGACTGATGAGGAATTAGAAAATATATCTCCTAAATATCAAGGTACAAAAAATAAGTTTTTTGATACTTTTTACTCTGATAGGGAAGATTTAGGAACTGGACCAAATGAAGGTCATTTATATTATGGGCAAGGACCAATACAACTTACTGGTAAATATAATTTCAATAAGTATGATGTTGATCCTTCTAAGATGGGTGACTTAAAGTATGCTACTAATAAAAGTATAGATTATTTTTTAGATATATCTAAAAATATACCTGAAGAGACAGAGGATACAGACTTATATACTGAAAAAGTTAATAAATATACTAATACTTATGACCAGAGGAAATCATACTACCAACAGTACAAAGAAAAACATGACCAAGAAGCAAAGTCTCTTAAAGCTAAAGATTTTATAGAGCTTCCTGAGGAGTTACCGGAAAATAAGCAAGAAGTAGATGTAAATTACAATAATCAATTTTTACAAGCTATAAGAAACAGGATTAAAAATGAATCGTAAAAAATCCACTACCGCGCAAATTGCAGACCTATTTGAAATAAAATCAAATACAGTAACGGAACATTTAAAAAGCATTTATGCAGAAGGGGAGTTGGGTGAAAGTTCAACTGCTCGGAGTTTCCGAGTAGTTCGACAAGAGGGGTCAAGAAGTGTTGAGAGAGATATAAATCATTAAACCTTTTGGCGGGAATATTGTAGACAATTACTTAAAAAAATTACATAAGTTTAGGAAAAAGAAATGAATCGTAAAAGAACAGAAGAGGAAGAAAAAGAGTTAATGCTGGCTCAAGCCATTATTGAAAGAAGGGCTATCGAAAGAGAAATGCTCAAGAGACAAGAAGATGAAGCAGTTGAGCAACAGAAGCAAGCATTAGCAAACACCATGACTCAAGACATTCAGGAAAACGCGGACTCGGCTTTACAAGCAGTACAGAACGACACTGCCTTAACCTCTAACCAGAAAGAAGATTTAGTCATAGCTACAACTAACCCTATAGATGTTCAAAGAAGTGTCAAGAGAAATTTAGCCACTAGGGACGCACAGGAAGGGTCTAGTAAAATTAAAGACCAATTCTTAGACGCGCTTACATTTTTTGGTCCCCAGATTATAGGCGGCTTGTTTGGAGGTTTGGCAGAAGGTGATGCTGGAATGATTGCCGGTGCCGAGATGGGAGCCAAGATGCGCGACCAATATATAGATTATAATTTTAAGAAAATGGATCAAGAAAGAGAAGCAGCTAGGGCAGCCAGAGTAGGAGGAGGGTTGCAGCAAAGTAAAGAGTTTATGACCAGAGAGGGTAAGCCGCTCATGTTTGATCCGACTCGGGGCTTTTTAGATATGCAAGGGAGACCAGTAAGACAAGAAGATGTTGTGTCTGGTATTGAAAGAAGGCAAGAGGTATCTATAGCAGAAAGAAGAGAGAGCAGAAAATTAGCTGAGAAAAAATTTGGATTTGATAAGCAGAAAGCAGCTCAACTATCTGATTCGCAGATTAATAAAATTACAGACCTTAATTCCACAGAAGAGGCAGTCAAAGAAATCACATCATTATTCTCTGACGCTAAAACCGGACCGATTATTGGTAGAGTACAATCTTTAGGTCAGTTACTAGATGAAGCGCCCTCAGTATTTAACAAATTAAAGGCAGAGGCAAGTGCTGCCAGATTAGCATACCAACGCGCAACTTCTGGTTTGCAAGTTAATGAGAAAGAGATGCAGCTAATCGGATCAATTATCCCTAGTGAAAATGATGCACCGAACGTATTTAAAGATAAGTTGGAAGTATTTCAAAGAATTGTTAGTCAACATAAAAAATCTTTCGCAGCAGCTATTTCTTATGGTCAGCCTATTAAACAGGAAGTTATACAAAGTATTATGAAAGAAGTAGATTTGTTAGATAAACGATTAAGAGCACAAGGCGCTGCTTCTGTTAGACGGACTAGAGAGAGAAGGATCACTCCAGCAGATATAGATAAAATGAGTAAAGAAGAACTAAAAGCATATTTAGGGGAATAGTAAATGTCACAAAGAGATGAAGAATTAGAACTACTAAGACTTAGAGCTAGAGCGAAGGCTAAAGCCGAGCAGGAAGCTTTAGATGAGAGCATGTATTCTGAAGAAGTGCCTGAATCAGGGTATGCACCCCGGTTCGCCCCTACTGAAGAAGAGATGCTGGAGGCTAGAAAACAGGAAACGTCTTTAGGAGAGACTGCTGCCGCATCATGGATAGAATCAACTATGTTAAAAAAGCCCATGGCTGCGGCTCAGGCGCTAGTAGACGATTCTGTTGAGTCCGGTAAAGAAGGTCAAAGTTTCTACGATAACTACAGATCAAAACTAGCAGACATTGATAGAGATATTGACATTGCTCAAGCCGCTAACCCAAAGACCGCATTTGCTGCCGATATTGCGGGAACCACTGCTTCTATGGCGTTAGGTGGAATGGGTGTAGGCGCTGTTGCGGGTAAGACGCTAACAGGTGCCGGAGTTGCGGCTGCAACCGGTGTCGGAGTAGGTGCCCTGCAAGAAGTGTCTAGGGCTGAAGATGCTGGATTAAGTGACGTTGCTTACGGAGCGGCTATTGGAGTAGCGTCTGAAGTCGGTGGTAGATATATTGGAAAAGGTGTTAAGAAGGTTGGAGAAAAAATATCTGCGGCTAGTAGAGAAAGAGGTTTTGCTGCTGCTAAAAAAATATTAAACCTTGGTCAAGGTAAGAGGCAATCTGAGTTACTTAACAAGCACTTAGCCAGAACTGGTCAAACCGAAGAAGAATTTATTTCAAACATACTTACTCAGAGAATGAAAGACGGCAAGCCTGTTATCAACTTTAAAGATAAGGGTAATGTTATGCTGGATAAGATTAAGTTCCAGAAAGAGCAGGTTGGTAAAAAATTAGGTGCGATGTATAGACAAATAGATGACACAGTTACAATAGAAATTGATCCTAGAAAGGTTCAATCTAAACTGGTTAATGATGTTGTTAAGCCTATGTTAGATTCGAGTAACCCCGCCACAAGAAAAGCTGGTGAGCAATTATTAACTTTTGTCAACGGTATTAAAGAAGGCGCTTCTGAAATAACTGAAGAAATATTAGAAGATGGTAGTAAGAAAATTACTCAGAAGTTTATACCTGATCCAAGTGCTAGATGGAATCTAACCAGACTTTGGGAAGAGCAAAAAGATTTAAGGTCACAAATAAATTCTATTTATAACTCAGTTTCCGATGCAACGTCAATTGAAAAGAAACAGACATTGAATCAAATAGCGTCTGCTCTTGGTGACTATGTAGATGAAACTATAGAAGGTGCTGAAATGGCTATGAGAAATGCGCCTAAGCAGATTGGTAAAGCCGGTAAAGGTGGTGGAGAACTTAAGTATCTTAAAGAAGTTAAAGAGGCACGGAAAAGTTACGGAAACCTAAGCCGGGTTGAAACTTCTGTTATGGATAAGGCATGGAAACAGGCTCAAGGCAGTCCGGGCTTGACTCAACAAATATTACAAGCCAGAAGAGTAGCAATCATGGCTGGTGGGCGAGGCTTGGCTGGTACGGCGCTATCCTTATCATTTAACGAGATTGCGGCACACCCAATGACTCCAGTATATATTGCAAAAGGGTTGGGTAAACTAGGTAAAGTTATAGAGAATGCACCTACTGGTAGAATAGCGTCAGGACTTATGGCGGCTTCAGAACTTAGCCCAGATAATTATAATGATGCACTGTACGGATCAATAGCTGAGATTAATTTAAGACAGGTGCCTGTAAAGCGTTCAGTGGACGATATGAGGCTTCGACAAGAAGACATAAGAAATTATATTAAGTACCAGTCCCCAGACCTTCTATCGCAGTATGACGAGCTTATAGAAGGGGATTCTGACGAGGCTATGGCAATGTTCTTAGATGGCATGAGTAAAATGGAGGGTATAAGTAGATTAATTGAACCCGGAATAGGTATTGATGGGAAGGTCTATTCACCAGAAGATAAGGCGCAGTTAGAAACGCAGATAAAGCAGACTGACATTCCCGCCGCTCAAAGAATGCAGCTATTACAAGAGTTAAGAAAGGAAGGGCTTATACCCGACTTCGATCAGATTATACCAGAGGAACCGGTCCAACACGTTCCACGCAACCGGAAAATACAGGACTACTAAAGTAAATAATAAAAGGGCTAGGTACAATAAAAGTCTAGCCCTAATCATTTTTCTTCCAAGGACATTCCTGATTATCACATGGCTCATCGCACCATGGGCATTTACTTTGGCTCATATCTATACCCATCCGGTAAAGTAAAAAATATATCATCTTTCAAACCATCTAAATATAATTCATACTGCTTTAGTATGGCATCATATTCTGTGCCCGGCTTTTTAAACGCCTCCGCAACCTTGCCCTTCATCTCGTGCTTCTTCAATATCTTTTCAGCACTTTCTTTGCAGTGAATACAGTGAATAAACTTATTATTGGAAAAGGGGGATTGCTGTACTTTCCATGCTCGTCTGCATTGTGGACATTCTTTTCCCGCCTCTTTCTCACTAATCATGACTCACTCCGTTCGTCTTCGCTGCTTTGCAGCTCAAGCTCATCTAGTTTTCCTAAATTCTTTGCTCCATGACACACATCGCATATAGATTGTATGTAACCATACTCAGTAAGCCTAGTTTTCATTCCGTCACCGTCACATCTCCAGCAAATTTTAACCATAGGTAAATCTATTTCTCTTGTCATTTTCTAAACCCCTTTGCAATCTTCTCTAAACTGCGCCCTCCACCGTAGACTGATAAAAATATTTGGGCTAAATCATAAACCTGCGGCGGTGCCGTAGCCACGCCATAACCATCAGCCAGAATTAAACCGAACAAGGCTAGGGCACAGATCGGTCTCCATGCCGCGACTATCCAATGCTCCGAACTTGCCTCGGCTTTCATTAAGCCTACAGCCTCCTTACTTAGCCCGGCTTGAATCTTAGCAAACTCGTTTCTCAACTTTAACTTCTCTTCATCACTGGTATGTAAATTATCAACCAGCTCTGCGGCGGGTTTAAATATGTTTTGAATAAAGTCTAGCATGGGCAACAGCCAATGCTAATTAAATATACTGCCGATAATACACCTAAATAAATCATTATGAATCCTCCTGTTTTAACGCTGCAAATACGGGAATGCAGCCAATTATTGCGTACATATTAGTGTATGGTACACCTATTCCATTAGCCATTAAAATTAATGCGCCTATTTGTGCCAGTAATAATAGTGTAGATAGTCTCACTCAATCCCCCTTTTAACTCTTCAACTAAGGTAAATGTCTTTAACATATGTTCTCCCTTGAGGGAGATTATTAACATAATTTTGATTATATTATTAATTTTTCTCCCTGTGGGGAGACTTTTAAATACCATTTCAGTAAATTTACCACTTTTCAAACTGTACTTCAAAATTGTACAACTTACGCAATCTCCTCCATCAAAGTAAATAGTGGGAACATTATAGCCTGCCCCTCTTTCATTCGCAATGTGCCACAGGGAAAGTCCTGCCCAAATATGGATATGGTAACATCCTCTAGCGCCGACAGTATCATAGTGTGCTCCTGTATATCAATATTTAGCACATCAGACTGATCCTCAGGATCGCGGTCTAAAACCATTATATGCGGTATTAAGTCTACATCATTCATCATTCCCCCCCTTTGTTACATCCAATTAACATCCGTAAAACATCCATTTACATACATTATGTCACCACCAATATATGACATAAATTCCTTACACATCTTTTCTCTCCTCAAACTCAATCAATAATTCAATACAGTGTATAGCTTTCTTTAAATCCTCAATCCCATTCTTATCCTTGTACCGAGTCACGTACTTGATCGTATTGGCTTGGGCATAGTTTAAGTTATTAGCCAGTGAGTACTGCATCGGCTGAATCTTTAACTTCTTGTAATGGTCTCCGCCAGTCTGCCTTTCCGACGCTTTTAAATTAGCCTTAATATGCTCTTCATGGTCAACTATGACCGGGCACGTATCCTTACTTCTTGGCACTAACTTAGTATTTCCTGTCGTATATCCTTCGGGCGGCGTAGCACCAGTATAGTACAGTAAGTCCCCCTCTCTCCAATACACGCCCTTGCCCCCATTTATATCTGTGTACTGAAACTGGTAAGTCTCGACTTTGCCTAAATCGTTATCCCTGTCTGCCTGCGTAACTATGCCCATGTATAACCTCCTATATCGGTCAACGTCTTTCTTTTTCCATAAAGTAAGATCGTATCCTGTTGTATTGTATTTCATATTATACCATCCCTAACTTTCCTGTTGTAACTTTTAAAAAATCTCCACCTAGTACCTTCAGTAAAGCTCTCTTCTAATGTATGCAAGTATAGTGCCACCTTTGTTTTCCTAAACCATTCGACCTTGCACTCCTCAATACAGCCGTTCTTAACTAGGCTCGGGATTGAGAATATGCCATAAATCTCCACTCGCCCGGTCTTAACGTCCACCGTGCATGGCACCAGATAGTGCAGATTCTCTGGCGAATTTATGATCGGGTCTTTCCTTTGCATAATCCATGAGGCACCGTATTTCTGCTTGCTCTCCAACGTCTGTCCCTTTACGTGAAAGTTATGATACCCATCTGTAAGGTCAGCATTATAGCTCTTCTTGCCCTTGTTATGGATAGAGAAGTCAGGGTGAGATACGGCAACCTCCCTACTACTTAACAACTTATAAACCGCTACTTCAGCCATGGCACCAGAAAGCACATCAACCTCTTTAAAACCGCCGCGCTTCTTGTATAAATCATTATCCCCAGCCCGCGCCTTGGTAAACGCTCGGCACCGCTTTATATCGGCTTTAGTTAAGTATAAGGTAAAGGTTCTCATTGCTCAGTCTCTAAATCTATCTCGGCTTTCAAATCCTGAGCGTTTCCTAAAACCCGCTTGATCGCGTCCCTGCTGTACCACGTATTTCTATCTGGTATAAAGCC